ACTACCAACAAAGACATGTTTTGAAAACAAATTAAACCGCCGTATGCCGAACGGCACGTACGGTGGTGTGAGAGGAAAGGAAACGAAAGTAGGTCAGAAAACTTTCGTTTCCCGACCTACTCGATTTAGAGGGTGGTCCCACAAGGGCTTGAACCTTGGACTCCCTGATTATGAGTCAGTCTGCAAAGCAATCTAATCGCCTTTATTTCAATAATTTACAATTTGCTTTGCGGATTGGGGGACTAATTGGGGGACTAATTAACGAAAATACAAGCCCATCGCAGTAGTGAGGTTAAAATATAGAGTGGGGGGCTTGTGCTTTCTTTGGCATCTCCAATTAGGTTTTTCCGCGAGGGAAGCCATCGCAACTCTTTGCGTGGCCGGGGAGCGGGTGACTGGTAAGACAGTCAAACGGTGTAGAATTTCCTTCTGCTGCTATCGCAGTGATGGCGTGGGAGTTAATGAATGATTTTTTCTTTCGATTGAAATTTTAACTATAAAATTTTTGTGGTAAGGTGTAAAACTTTTACCTTTGCGAGTGATATAAAAATGTTACCGAGTATCACGATTGCTACACTCTGTATCACTTTTCTGATACAAAGGTAGCAATTTTTCGGCAAACCACCAAATAAAATTGTTATGCAAACAAAAAAAACCAAGTATCTCTAAATCAGCTATATAGGCTATCTTTGGAGGAGCCTACGCCCCGCCAAAAGCTGATTAAAGAAATCCAGGAAGCGACCGGGCGAAGCGAGGCCGCAGTGCGTTCTTGGATTATTGGCAGAAGTAAGCCCGAGCCAGTAATCATCAAATTGATCGCCGAAAGGCTGAACGTCGATGAAGATTATCTCTTCCCCGACGAGGAACTTGCTAAAGTTTCAAGCGATGACTAACAGCGAGCCTAATGTTGATTTGCAAGGCCGCTATAGTACAGCGGAGACTTGCCGCATCCTGCAAATTTCGAGGAACACACTCCACAAATATACAGAGCTGGGCCGAATTAAGGCAGGAGTACACAGGAGTACAGCCAAACGATACTACATGGGCGCCGAAATTCTGCAGTTCTGGGCAGGACTAAAATAAAATGGTACCAACTATCCCTGACGTAAAGCCGGGGAAGCGCTACTCTATAAAAGAGGTTTGCGCTTCCCTGGACATTCACAGAGACTCTTTAAGGAAATACACAAAGCTGGGGTATATTCATTCCCGGTTAATTGGAAACCGCGTAATGTATACCGGCACGGAAATTATCAAATTTTGGAAATCACATTAACTTTATGTATACAAAAGAAAGCATTGACGCTGTTTTCAATTCTGCGGATATAGTCAAGGTATTCACGGAATATGCAGACGTTAGGCAGGTCGGGCATCAGTATAAATGCTGTTGCCCACTGCACAAAGAGCGGACTCCATCCCTGCTGATCGACCCGGGAAAGAACGTTTGGCACTGCTTCGGGTGCGGCGAGGGTGGAAACGCCGTTTCCATCATCATGAAGATGGAGGGCCTAACATGGATTGAGGCGGTCAAGAAAATTGCAGCTCAGGAGCATTTAACGCTCGTTCCGATGGATGAACAGACCGCAGCCAAGGAAGAGGAGCAGTCGCAGAAGCGACAGGCTGCAAAGTGGGCCGTGGCCGAAATCCAGAAGTGGTTTGTGGAACAGCTGCACCACAATAGCATCGAGGCCGAGGCCGCACGTGAGTACGCTTATGGCAGATGGGGGCAGGAGCAATGCGAGAAGTTCGGCATTGGCTATGCCCCCAGGAATAGTTTTGCTTTAATCAACTTTGCTGATAAAGCCGGCATCAAACGCGAGCTGCTGTTAGATTTGGGCTTTATCAAGGAGAACGAAAACGACAAAGCGCAGGTTTATACAACCATGCGCGAGCGTATAACTATACCGGTCCGAGACCGCTACGGTGACCCGATAGCATACACGGCCCGAGATATTTCAGGCAAAGCTGATGCCAAGTATTATAACAACAAAACAAATGTTATCTTCAAGAAAGATAGAGTTATCTTTGGACTCAGCACAGCCATTAAGGCCGCTGCTAAGGCCAAAAGATTTGTTTTGGTAGAAGGCGCCCCGGATGTGCTGCGCCTCAAAATTATAGGCATAGATGAGGCCGTGGCCTCACTCGGCACAGCTTGGAGCGTTGAGCAGTTCAACGAGTTGAAACGTTTCGCCCCGAGCGTGACATTTATCCCGGACTCAGACCCGCCGAAGGGCGGCAACCCCTACGGGGCCGGTGTTGCTGCCGTTATGAAGAACGGAGCAACTGCTCTGAGATGTGGTCTGGATGTCACGGTGAGAGAGATACCGCTCGGCGAAGAGAAAGCTGATGCAGACAGCTATATAACATCGCTGGATGTTTTCAACTCGCTGCAAGATGAACATTTCGGCACTTGGTACGGGCGGCGCAAGTTAGCATCGGCCACAACAGAAACAGAGCGAGCTGCTGCACTAACTGATGTAGCAGATCTTCTCGCTTGTATAGAAAGCGAGGTCACACAGACACTTTGCATCGAAACTCTCTCGCAGATTTTCGGCAAGCCCAAACTCTGGCGAGATAGTATAAAACGTGCAAAGGGCCGGGCTAATAGATTAGCTCGGCAGAAAGGTTCAACTGCTCTAAACAACGATGACGCAGAAATCATGTCTAAGCTTGGTTTCTACGTCAGAGATAATTGCTACTTTGCCCCGGGCCGTGAAGGTGGCGAACCGGTGAGATGGTCCAACTTTATAGTTGAGCCACTATTTCATATAGAGGCGCCGTCATATTCGAGCAACATCCTTAAGTTGATAAACGACGCCCAAGGGCCGCGTTTAGTTGAGATCTCCGATGAGGAGACTATCGCTCAATCGAAGTTTGCAGCCCGGTGCATGAAGCTCAATTGTGTGTGGCGCGCAAAACAAGACCAACTTAACAGCCTGTGCGAATATATCGTGCTGAAGCGCGAAGTTGCAACGCCGATTGAAAGGCTGGGTTGGAATAAGTGGCATAAGTTCTATGCTATGGGAAACGGCATCATCGACGAGTCGGGCAAGTGGATTGAGGTGGACGAGATGGGCATTGTCAGAACGCAGAAAAATACGTTTTATCTTCCTGCGTTCTCCATCATGCACCGCGGCGAGTCGGATGCATATCAGTTTGAGCAAAAGTTCGCCCACCTTAAACAAAATTCGTGGACTCTCGAAGAGTACGTTAATCGGATGGTCCAAGTGTTCGGCAAGAACGCTATGGTATCTTTCTTGTATGTTGTCGCGTGTATAATGTACGACATCTGCCGCAACGTTAACAGCTCTTTCCCTATTCTTAATGTTTTCGGCATTAAGAACTCGGGCAAAACACAGCTGGGCACCTGCCTGATGTCGTTCTTCGGGACTCAGACAGGCACGGTGCCAACGTTAGGCAATACGACGGTGCCGGCCCTCAACGATATGTTGACGGCCGCAGATAATGTTATGGTACACCTCGACGAGTACAAGAACCGCATCAATGAAAGAACCATTGATATGCTGAAAAATATTTGGGGCGGCGCCGGTCAAAATAAAAAGAACATGAACGGCAACGGCAAGGCAGTTCAATCTTACGTTAATTGCGGCTTCTTCCTTTCGGGCCAGGAAATCCCTAAGGAAGACCCGGCGCTGTTTACTCGCGTTATCTTTCTGCGATTTAATAAGACTACATTCACCGACGCCGAAACTAAAGCTTTCCAAGAATTCCGGCACAAGTCTGAAGAAGGTTGCACAGGCTATACTATCAGGATTCAAGGTTGGCGCAAGAAGTTTGAAGCCGAATACAAGGATGTGTATAACAGCATACATAAATCATTTCTCAGCGATCTGGGCAAGTCAAATATCGTTAGCCGTATGATCGACGGCTGGACGATGCCCTTAGCCGTTTATCGTATCATCGAAACAGAGATGGAGCTCCCGTTTAGCTATAGAGAGCTGTATCGTTTCTGTCTCGACGGTATTAAAGCACAAGCCAACGAGGTTGAAAGCAATACGGAGATGGCCGACTTCTGGCGATTGGTTAACGCAGGACATATGTCCGGCAAGGTGCAGGAGGGAGCCAGCTTTGTTATCAAAACGGTGGACTCTTTCCAACCGAAGGAGAAAAAAGAAGCTATCATTTTCGAGCAGCCGAAAAAGATTCTTTTGCTCAACTATACATCGCTGCTCTCAATCATAAATCCGCGCTCCGCTACTCAATCAGGTAACATCAATATTGACCCTGCTTCATTGATGAGCTACCTGAAAAATATGCCGGAATATCTCGGAACGAAACAGCAGAGATATAAAATTTTGACGCCTTCAGGCTATCCGGATTATGAAATCGCTAAAAAAAGTTCGGGTTTTGACCAACGTTTGACCAAAACTATAAGAACTTATGCCCAATGTTTTGACTATGATTTATTGAAGCAAAATTACGATTTGAACTTAGAAATCACACTCAGGGCAGATTATGAGCTCGACGACGAGGATTAAAAACACGTAATAACCTATATAACAGCGTATTAATACGCTGTTATATTTTTGTAAAATTTATCTCTTCCATCATGTATACATTTGTTCAGAAATCGTGTGACAGAGCACAATTATGTATTTATTCGCTTGTGTATCAGTGACAAAGTCTGTCACTGAGTATGTGACAACCCACTGACAACTATGTGACAGGAGTGTGACAGAAGCGTTAGGAAACGTTAAAAAAAAACGGCGTGTGACAGAATTACTTATATATATAACCTATTTTTTAGAGTAAAAATATAGTTATAATAAGTAAATCAGGGCCCTACGCGCTCCCCCGTTTTTGGTCTGTCACACTGTCACAGCGTCACGCGAAAAATATCTTCATGTGCGCATGTGCGCGCGTACACGCGCACGCGAGGGAAACCATATTTCCTTTTAGCGTTATTGCAAGTGTTCGAGTTTTTCTCTACCTTTGCATTACACAAAAGTAAAGATGGAAAACATTTGCATTTACATTCAATTGCCAGGCTACATTCGCCAGTGGTTTATCCACGAACAAGGAGGCTCAATCCCGGTGAAGCTGATGAAGGGATGCATGGAGTCTCGAATCATCGAGTTCTTCATGGAGAAGCCCCCGGTTGGGTTCGTGCCGCAGAAACCGCAGCCAGACGCCGTGCCTATTATCCTCCCCTCTACTAAGTTCAAATCTCCCGAGTCATGCAACTATCTTGCTCCATCAGCCTACGAGGCTCTGGTGGAGTGCATAGTAAACCGCTTTAATATCCAACTTTGGCAAGACCTCCACCGCTTCGGCTACATTGGCCGGCGGATGGATAAACTGATTTTTGCCTGGATGGAGAAGAACGGCATCGAGGATGACGGCAAAAATTGGGATGCAATTGCAAAGTGCTATCAACGCCGCCGCGAAACATACCTGAAAAATCAACGCTCGGCAAAGTGCCGCGAGAACAAAAAAAATACGAAAATCCAATAGCTATCAACTGCACTCGGAAGTATTCGCGAATATCACCTAAACAGCTGAAACAGCTATATATAACTATATTGCAATGAAAACAACCTCTTCTTCTCTGCCAGGAATTAAATCCATTGGTTTTATCAATGCGGACAATCTTATCCCTCGCGTTGATCTTCGTGCAATCTGCAAAATGCAGATTCCCGTTTTAACTGCCATCACTCCAATTGAATTTTGCGGCGAAGCTTCCTGCAAATTCTCTTCGGAGGTTAAGGATAACTCCCGTTACGAAACCGCAGAGCTTTCCTTTAGCGCTTTAGCGGAGTTACCGCTCAATCTAAATCTCGGCTATATTGTAACGGACAATAACGATAATAACTGGCTTATCGGGAGCCGCGAACACCCGAGAGCCATCACTAAATCATCGAGGCCCACGGGCGACGATGATGAACCGGCCATATTTAACTACGAAATTAGCTTATGTGGTATTAAAGCCAAAATACCTTGTCTGATACCTACTTTGTTATAGTCATTATAAAACTCCAACAGCATGAAGTTTGAAAAAGATTAATGCTATTATGTAACCACTGCCCGGGGCGCCTGTGAAGGTGCCCCGTTTCTTTAACCCCCACTTTTTCAAGTCTTTTGCTAAAACCCCTATCAAATGTAACTTTGTGGCATAAAAAAGATTGATATGGCAAGCAATTATCAACTCAAACTGAAAGGATGGGTCGGAGGCTATGACTTCGACGAGGATTATGTTGATTATGTAATCGACAAATACGCGGGCAAACATGTAGACGTCTTAATCGACTCTCTCGGAGGCTCGCTTAAATCTGCTTTGTCTATAGCCGCCAGTTTCGGTGCCCACGGTGACGTTACGGTGCACTTCGTGGGCATGAATGCCAGTGCTGCCACTATCGCTTCTCTCGGCGCAAAACATATCACCATCGACGCCGGCGCTATGTACTTGGTGCATAAATGCGCCTTCGATATCCTGCTCTGGGAGTCATGCAATGCAGACTCTCTGGAAACGATTCTTAAACGACTGGAGCAAGACCGAAACGACTTGAATAAGTTTGATCTTAATGTGGCTTCTATGTACGCTGCCAAATGCCATAAGGACAAGCAGGAACTGCTCGACCTTATGGCTGTTGGCGGTTGGTTAACCGCGCAGGAGGCACTTGATTGGGGATTCGTTGACGAAATAACTTCTTTCAAGGAGGATGACAAACCCGACCTCTCGGCCGCTGTTGTGGCCGCTATGGATAAGGCCGGAATCCCGATGAAGGGCCTCAATGTCCAAGAATCCTTTATCGATAAGCTGATTAATCTCATTAAACCCAAAAATAACTCTATGGCTACTCAACAAGAACCGGCTGCAAGCGCTCAGTCAACAACGCCGCAGCCTCAGGCTAACGAGCCTCAGGCACAAGAACCTCAGGCCCCTAACGCCTCCCCTACGGATGAGCCGAATTCACCTGGTCCTGCGCAGCAGCCCGAACCTCAGGCCGAACCGCAGCCCCAGGCTAACGCCGACTCAAGCGACAAAGTGATCGCTGACCTCAACGAGCAAATCAAATCGCTCAAAGCCCAAATCGAAGAGTTGAAAAAGCAAACGCCCGGCGCTCAGACAACTTCGGTTGTCGAAAACGGCGGCAAAAAATCCCCTGAAAACGATTTTGCCTCTACGGTGAAAAACGCTCACGAGATCTTTAACCAAATCCCCTAATCGAAAAAATCTCTCCAATTATGGCAACTTCTATTCAATTCTCGCTCGAGGACTACAAGAAAGCCGCCGACCAGTATTCCAAGGAATTTCTGATGATGCCGGTTATCGCTTGTGCTGACGTTCTCAAAAACATGACCGGTTTCCCCGGCATCCGTGGCCGTTACCATTTCGGCGCCGCCGAATCTAACGCCCAGTTCGCTCCGTTCGACGCTCACCGCAAAAGCGACGACACGGTAGACGTTAAATTCCGCACTCTGGAAACCTTCCTTGGTAACGTGGTGCAGGACTTCGTTCCTAACGATTATATCATGTACCTGTTGGGCCAGGGCGCAGCCTCACTCGGTGACGGCCAAAAGACCGCACCATCGGCTAAGCTTGTAATCGCTTGCGTGATGAAGGCTCTGGGCAAAAACCTTCGCGAAGCTCTCTTCACTGCTAAGCGCAACGACGCGGGCAAAACAACGAAGGACTTGTTCGACGGCTGGCTGACTATCGTTGAAAACGCTATCACCGCCGGCGAAATCTCCAAGGAGGAGGGCAACCTCATCAGCATTGATGAAGCTATCACGGAAGCCAACGCTGTTGATCTGCTCAAACACGTTGAACGCTCGCTCGCTCCGGAGCTCCGCGCCGCCAACAAGTTCATCTATTGCGCACCGGAAATCGCCGACGCTTACAACGACAACTATCTGTTGACGCACTCGGGCATCGCCTACAATACGGAGTTCGAGCAGCCTATCCTCGAAGGCTCGATGGGCAAAACCCGTATCATCCCTATCGACGTGCTCGCCGGTCAGAAGAAGATGATCATCACGGGCAAGGAGAACATGATCTACGGCTACGACTCCATGTCTGACGTGGAGCGCATCCAAGTTGACCGCTTCAGCTCTTTCGTACTGACGCTCTCGGCAGCTCTGTTCTTCGGTACCCAAATCCGCTCCGTCGATAAGCGCGTGTGCGCTATCGCTGAATTCGTTTAACCTCTAACTCCTCACTATTATGGCAGAAAATTCTTGCTCGGCTCTCCAGAAGTCTATCGGCTGGTGCCAAGGCACCCCGGAACTCCCCGGCGTGAGACGCCGTATTTATTACATCTCCAAAGGCGAAATCGTGACGTGGCCCACGCTCCCTCGCGACGCCCGCGGTCGCGTTACGTCAGCTGTGTATGAGGGCGATTTTGTCCTTAAAGCCGATGCGAAGTGGCATTATATCGACATCCTCCCGGAGAAGTCGCAGCTCACTTCGGAGGCTCAGGGCGAAATCCCAAGCCAAACTCAGCTCAACAAATTAACCGCTGTGCATCCCGGCGTAGGCGAGGACGCTTCGGCTGCTGCCGCCTACATCAACAACAGCGATAACGCTTTCTTGGTCCAAGACATGAAAGATAATTATCGCGTTGTGGGCTCGGAGAAGTGGGAAACTAAATCTACCGTCGCTCAGGACAACGGCCAGGGCGCTACGGGTACAACCTCCACGACTATCAACGTGGAGGCTACCGACGAAGTTCCTTCTCCTTATTACAACGGCGTAATCGAAGCTGAGGAAGGCGACATCAACGCTAAGGCCGAGGACTAATGCGCACTCCAAACTCCAAGCAGTTCCTTAAACCGCCCTTGCATAAAAGGTGCTTGTGTCTCTCTTCGTGATGAACTCCGGGGCTATTGACCTAAACGATATCTTGAATGATATTTCGGTGCCGTCAATTCAAGTCCCGGAGTTTTCGCCTTTTAAGCCGAAACCTCCGAAGCAACTGTTCAAGGAAAAGGGGCCGCGCAAAGCTTGGAAAGCTAACACTGATGTTGCCCGGTGTGACTTCGCTCCTAACAAGCAGAATATCATTAACCGCTTGGGCTGCTCAATTATCACTCTGTGGTATAAATCGAAGTTGGGCCGAACGCTCACGGAAATCAAAGAGGATGACGAAAGCATAGCTTTCTTCTCTGAGAATATGACTAAGCTTATCGGCAAATTTATTGCCGGCTACATCGACCCTGAGAACTGGTGCGTTATCACTACTCCTAAACGACGTCACAAAGAGCGCAACTTCGCTACGGAAGTGGCACGACAAATCGCCGCTAATCTCGGCATCCCATTCTACGAGGATGTGGCCACGGCCAGAAGCCGCGAACGCATCAATGCTATTTTTGATATTAACTACCTGCCCCGACAGCAGAATATTATCGTTTTCGATGATTTTGTAACCACGGGCCATACGATGAATTCAATGCTGAATTTACTGGGCCCGTTGAAGAAAACGCTGCTGTTCTTCGCAGGAATTAACAACCACTACTAATATGGATGAAAAGTTTACAGAGCTACTGAAAACTTGGCTTGAATCGCCTGAAGATACTCGCTCGTATGAGACGGGAGCTAACTTGTTGCTCCGTATTACCGGCAATGCGATTATGTTTCGCTCGCTGCTGGTAAACCTTGAGCGTAAGAAGGATTTTATCACTTATCAGCTACAGAAGTATTACAATTTCCGTGTGCAGAAAATCACACACGAACAGGTTGAGCAGATGGTCTCGCAGGTGCAGACCATCGCCGACGAACACAGCCTTCCGGCTACACAGCAGGAAGCGGAGGCCTCGGAGAATAATCTGGAGGCTAATGTGGGCAAACGGCCTGACCATGATTTGCTCCCTACGGAAATCCAAGCTCTCTATGTTGAAAATCTCGGCATCCTCCGACGTATGCGCGAGCTCCACCTGCGCCTTCGCCTGATGACTAACGCCGAGGGATTCTGCCCGGACTCGGACCGCTATCCTTTCGTGTCGGAAATCATCGAGCTTGATCGGCAGTATCACGCTAATTTCAAGGCCTACGACGAATATCAAATCTTAACGGAAACAAAAGCCGAAACGACAACCAAGGCTAAAAAGAAAAGCTCCAAGAAGAAATAATGCGAAGAGGTACGGACATCAATAAAATTCTCTCGCCGCTTTCTGAAAAACCTTTTCAAGCTTATTTGTCTAATCAGCTCCAAGTGGCCGACCTGCTCGAGTGGATTCTCGGGCAGGTGGGCATTTCTCGTATCTGGCAGACGTCGTTCTCTATCTCGGAAGAGTTCCTACGCCGCCTATACTTCTTAATGCAAAACGGCCAAATGGAGCATATCACGCTTATTCTGGACCACAAAGCTACGAATATGACTCTGCGCTTGTGGCCGTTTATCTGCCAAGTTTTTCGGGAAACTTATCTGGCAGATAACCACTCTAAAATCCTGCTCGTTAAATCCGCCAAGGGCGATTTAATCTCTGTGGTCACGTCGCAGAACCTGACTCGAGGCAACCGCTGCGAGTCCGCTGTGGTGACCTCGGACAAAGAGATCTTTGCAAAACTCTTTGACTCGGTGCAAAATATTATCAAATTCCATTCGGTGCCTCTACATGAATTATTCGCAGAACGTGTTGGAGCAAATTGAAAAGTTTGCCTCTATCTTCTTGAAAATTTCCGACATGGCGGTGATTCTCGACCTCCCGGCGGAAGAGCTTAAATGGGACATCTCGCAACGCGATACGCCCGTTTCTCAGGCTTATTATCGCGGCAAGGCCGCTTCTAAGGTGAAAATCCATGCACAAAATATGCTACTGGCCCAGGTGGGCTCTCCGCTCGCCCTGGAAAACTCGCATCGCGACCTTCTCGATATGGAGGATGACGAAATCAATTAAGCCTATATACCATGCCGAAAAAAGATATTCTCGACATCGCCAGAAAAGACCTCTTTACGAATGAGGATGAACTCAACAAGCTCTATTGCCCTGCTCAGGTCAACCGCTTGTTGCGCCTCCGTGATATGTATCTTTGGCAAGTCGCTAACCCGGACTGCAAAGATACGCAGTTCATCTCTATTGATACTTCTCGCTACAAAATCACTCGGCAAGCCGCTTACTCGGATCTCCGTGTGATTTGTTGCTTGGTACCGCTACTCCACTCGAAAAATCGCGAGTTTCACCTTTGGCGGTACAATGAGATGATTTTGGAAACCTATGCTATGGCTAAGGCCCGAAAGGATGTTAAGGCGATGGAAAAAGCCGCTTCTTCTTACGCCCGTAATAATAAGGTTGACCTTGACGATGAAAAGGCTCTGCCTTATGATATGATTCTCGTACAACCTTTTATCCCGACGATGGACCCCACTGTCTTAGGCATTAAGCCGATACCGAACCTTCAAGAGCACATCAACGAGTTGCTGGAGCATTATCGCAAGGAGTCGATGGACATTGAAGATATCGAGTGCGAGGAGGTGGATTTGGAGGAACAAATCTATTTTCCGGAATTGGCCAAACAGGAACTCGCCAAACAGAATCTCTCCAATCAGGAACTCGCAAGACAGAATCTCTCCAGACAGAATCTCTCGAACGAACCTATCGAATTTTTCTCAGAACAGGATAACGAAGATGGATAACCCTCATATCTATTTCAATCAGCCGCAAATGCTCACGCAGCTGATTGGCGCTAACACTACGGTTATCGTGGCCGGACGTCGTACCGGCAAAACGGACTCTATCGCTTCGCCGTTTGTGCTGCGAAATATGCAACGTATGCCGGGTAGTACGGGAGGTATTGTGGTCCCCACGTATAAACATGGGCTCACTAATACACTCCCCGGACTGTTCGCCGCTTGGAAACGCTGGGGCTACCTGCGCGAGGTGCATTATGTGGTGGGCAAGATGCCGCCCAAATCGTTCAAACGCCCGATTATAGAAATATCGGACTACGAACATGTTATCTCGTTTTACAACGGCTCTATCGCTGTGCTTATTTCGCAAGACCGACCCGGCAGCTCAAACTCGCTGACGCTCTCTTGGATATTGGTGGACGAGGCTAAATTCATCGACTACAACAAGCTGAAGGAGGAAACGCTCCCTGCTAACGGCGGTAATAAATCTTTTTTCGGCTCGCACTCTTATAATCATTCGATGATGATTCTTAGCGATATGCCACAGAGCGCTAAAGGCTCTTGGTTCCTGCATTACCGTGAGAAGATGGATGAATCTACAATCGAAACGATTAAGGCGATTATCTGGCAAATATGGCACACGAAACAGCGCATCCGTGAGATGCAAGCCGCTTCGATGGAGGTGCCGATGTACTTACGTAATTACATCCGCGCTCTCGACCGTAACTTGAATAAGTTGCGCTCGGTGGCGGTGTATTACAAGGAATATTCAAGCATCGAAAATCTGCAGCTGCTCGGGGAAAAATACATCAAGCAGATGAAGCGTGACCTGACTCCTAAGACGTTTCAGACTTCCATCCTTTGCCAACGCTTGGGCATTGCCAAAGATGGCTTTTATAGCTCTATGCGCGATGCGCACAAGTACAACGCTTCGGATTTCAATTATCTGGACTCTTTGGGCTACAATTTCGACGTGGCGGCGCTGGACTCTCGCGCCGACTCTGACGTGAACCCGCTAAAACCTATCTGCATAGGCATGGACTATAACGCTAATATCAACTGGATTGTGGCCGGCCAAGTGGAGGGCTCCAGACTCAACGTTATCAAATCTTTCTACGTGAAATACGAAAGAAAGATTCCGGCTCTGGTGCAGGATTTTTGCAAATATTATCTACACCATCAGAATAAAACTGTTGTTTTCTATTACGACGCTACGGCCTTAGGCGGAAACTATGCTGTTAATGAGCAAGATTTCCGTTGGGTTATCGTCAATGAGTTCGAGAAGAGGGGCTGGCAGGTGAACCAGGTGTATCTGGGTAACCCCATGCGTCATGATGAGAAGTATCTTCTAATTAACCAGGGATTCGCAGGGAAGAACCGGCTTATGCCTTTCTTCAACCGCCAAAATAATGATGACCTTATTTTGGCTATCCAAACTGCCGGCGTGTCTCGCGGCCGTAACGGTTTCCGAAAGGATAAGACGGGGGAAAAGCTCCCGGAGTCGGAGGAGAACCTGCTGGAGCTGCGAACGGATGGCACTGACGCCTTCGACACTCTCTACATTGGTTGTGAGAAATTCCCGGACGAGTCGGATAGCACCGCATCCCTATTGGTGGGCGGACTTGTTTAGTCTTTTAGCCGACAGCGCAAATTCTTTAACTTAGCGTCAAAATTAAACAGCAAATGTATATAACCACACCCATACGACCGTTTATGTTCGCCTCCGAGGTGAACACTATCGTTATCGAGTTCGACGACGGCGACGCCGACGTAACTAAGCCGCAGGTGGTGATATACGCCGACGGAGAACCTATCCTTAACGAAACTTACTACGTCTACAATTCGCACGTTATCTTAACGGATTTGATGGACCTTTTCAATCTGTATGCTACTGCCGCAACTCAGATTGAAATCAAATGCGAGGGCGGTACACTCGCTAATTTCTATTTGCATTATTGCAATGTGCAATTGCTGCAAATTCAAGGCGACGAGTTTATTAAGGCTAACTTCCTCAGAACGGATGAGGTCTCTACTATCACGAAAGACCTAATCGAAACGGTTTTCTTTATTAAATACCCCGGCGAAACCGGCCAACTCAAAATTACTGCTATCGTCGACGACGTAGCATTTACTATAAAGGATGAGGAGTACAGCAACGACTCGGAGCTGTATGTCTCTGCGCAGGAGACTATCGTCTTACCCACTCTGATTAGCTACATCGCCCAAAAACTTGGCTCTGACGCCTGTCTATCTGCGGTTTCCATTTCAGCCGGGGAACGTTTAATCACGTTCCTTATCAGTGATATTTCCAATGAGATTTTCTCGTTTACAAACGAGTTCAATGTTATCCAGTCGGTTTGCTTCGCCGCGAAAACGACTCGCAAGTCTAAAGCTTCGCTTTCGATTGCCGAGGCATCGAAAGCGCTCTCTCTGTATAACCGCTCCTTAGAGGAAACTTTCGAGGTCTCAGCGGAAAACCTTCCGCTGGAGCTCGCACTGAATCTCGCTAAGATTCAGTGCGCGCCTCACATCTACAATGCTGATGACCTTGAAGTCCTTATCGTTGACTCTACTATCGAGCTGCATGACGATGACTCCGAACTTAACACTGTTAAGTTCACGTATCGTTTCAATACGGCCAACAAAGCTCTGACTACTGCTCTACCTTCAAGCCGCTTCTCCGAACAATTCTCTCCCGCTTTCTTCTAATGCCTAACTCGATCCACATTAACACGGCCCGGAATATGCTCAACTCCCATGACCCGGTGAATCTCCGCGCATGGAAGAAGGACGGCTCTATTCTCGACGCTCAAAATTGTATCTCGGTGAGCTACAATTTTTACGAGGGCACCCACACTCTCAAATTCCTCAATTCAGGCGAATTTCGCAAAGTCCGCGACGTTTGCATTTTCGAGATCAATTCTCTTGAAGTATTCCTCTAAATCCCTTTTCTCATGGATGAAATCTTTAGTTTCAACTCCGTCGAAACGCTGCAGGGCGTGAACGCCGCTGCCGCGTTCTCTTCCAACGCCTCAGCTGTGTTCCGCGAGGATTTTGATACCGCTCCTATCAGCCTCGACGAAAACACTTCTTATATGCCCTGGGGCAGCGATGACCAAATGCCGTTCGATATTATGGAGCTGATTGAGCGCGATGAAACGCTCTCAACTTGTCAGCTGTTCAATGCCGAAGTCTGCTACGGCTCTGGTCTGGTTTACAACACAGACCAAGCCTCTCCGGTGACGCGCGACGAGGTGCAGGAGTTCACCCTGAACAACGACCTCGCCTCTTACTTCCTTGGCGTTTGCCAGGATTTTAAGTATTTCGGCTTCGCCGTTTCGGTGATTATCCTTAACGCCGACTGCACAAAGGTTTTGCGCATCCGCCGTAAGGAGGCCTGCTATTGCCGATTCGCGCCCGCTGACATCTCAGGCCGCTCGCCCTACGTGCTTTACGGCAATTGGCGTAAGTCCTCAACGGACAAGTACGAGAAGATACCGCTGCTCGACCCTGCTAATATTTGGGCCGACCTGCAGTGGCAAGTTCAAAATCAACATCAACGGATTTTTGCCGTCGTGACCAAGGTCCCGACGCCCGACCACACTTATTACCCTATCCCGTATTATGCTGCCCTTTTCAAGGGCAAGTGGTTCAACATTAAGCAGCTTATCGGCATTGCCAAGGAAGCAAAGCTTAAAAACTCAGCCCCGATTAAATACCATATCGAGGTGAGCAATCGCTATTGGGAGTCTATCTTCAAAAGCGAGGGTATCACTGACCGCTCCAAGCAACAGGAGCGTATCGTGACGGAGAAAAAACGTATTCTCGATTTTCTGACCGGCGCCGAAAACTCGGGTAAGGTCTGGTTCTCGATGTTCTATATCACGCCCGACGGTAAGGAAACCCACGACGTGGTTATCAACAAGGTTGATATGCAGAAGGAGGGCGGAGATTGGGAAAGCGACATCCAGGAGGCTATCAATATGATTTGCTTTACTATGCGTGTCCACTCTAATCTTGTCGGTTCGGTTCCGGGCAAAGCCCAGACGAACAACTCGGGCAGCGATAAGCGTGAGCTCTATACTATCGCCCACGCTCTGCAAAAACCGTATCACGACCTGCTGCTGAAGGTTCACAATATTATCATCAAATACAACGAGTGGCACGGCGTTTTCGCTGAATGCCCGTTTGTGCAATTAACGACGCTGGACCAACATACGGACGCTAAAACTGTAACCATTAAATAATTCACCATGTTTATCTTTGATTCCGACGAAGATCTGCGGAAATATATCCCTAACGTTTTCCAAAGCGTGAAAGGGGAAACACCGCTCTTTGAAAAGCTTACGCCGTTTCTCAATACTACGGAGTATTGGCTAACTTCGCATATCGCCGCCGAAACGGAGCTGAAAGATCATCTCGATGAAGCTAAAGCTTTCGCGGTCTATTCCGCTCTGGAGCGGGCTATCCCGTTCCTGGATATTGTCCTGACGCCTAACGGCTACGGTATCGTTTCTAACTCAAATATCGCACCTGCCTCTAAGGAGCGCGTTGACCGATTGCTTTCGTCGGTGCGCAATTGCGCTAACGAAAATCTTGAAAAGCTGCTGTTGGAGCTGCGCTCTGATAAGAACTGGCGCTCTACTCGGTACGCTGATTCTTTCGCTGTTTCGATTTTTAATATCCCGTCGGAAATCTGTACGCCTCTCGATACGTCTCCCAATTGGGATAATTTCATACGTCTGAGAAATAAGGCCGTGGAGATGGAGGACTCTCTGGCCAATTATTATTTCTCGCCGGAGCTTATGTATGAATTGCGCTGTGTCTCGCTCTGCGGCTCTGACCGCATCGCTTATCACGCTGTGCTCACGCCGCTGAAAACGCAAATCATCGCCGCCCTGCAGGGCAACCCGATTTGTGTGCCGGCTATGCGCGAACTTGTGGATTATATCCGCAAACGCCCGGAGGAGTTCCCGACGTGGCACAATTCTGAAACGGCTAAACTTTGGACTCCGCCTAAGTTTGAAAATGAGAAATCTTCACATGGCTACTTCTTCTAACGCAAACCAAATCAAAGTCGAAATCCCTGCTTCTTGGCAAGCCCTGACGCAGGGACAACTCGCTTTTGTTTTCCGGATGATGGCCCAAAATTTCCCCTACGATGAAATCTCTATTTATTGCTTCCTGAAGTGGAGCAATATCCAAGTGATTTGTCGCTACGGCACGGATGAATATCTGCTGCGCTGCCAAGGCCGCGAGTTCCATATGTCGGGCCGCGAGATTTACTTCTATATGCATGATTTCCATTTTATAGAGTCTATCCCTAACGACCCGGTAAGGCTTGACCGCTGCGCCGGCAAAGCCGCTCTTGACGCTCACTTTTATGAGGTGCCTTTCGGCCAATTCCTCCAAGGGGAAAATTTCTATCAAGGCTACCTATACACTCGCAAGGATGAGCTTCTTAATAATCTCGCTCAAATCCTTTACCCGAAGGCCCGAAAGTTCAAAACTTTCGAGCTTGTTAACGCTTTCTTTTGGTTCTCGGCACTAAAGAAATTCTTTGCGGAACAATTCCGCGATTTCTTCGTGCCGATGAACTCTGAAAGCTCTAATGCTCTGGGGTACTCCCCAACTGACAAGGTGAAAGACTCGATGAACGCGCAAATCCGCGCGCTCACGAAAGGGGACATTACCAAGGAACAGGAAATTCTTAACATGGATACGTGGCGCGCCCTTACGGAGCTTAACGCTCAGGCGCGCGAGTATCAGGAAATAACCGCGAAATATGGAAAATAGAAAATTGTGCGATTGGGACGCTGCAACTTTTTTCGAGAAGTTGACAGCTTGGAATAAATTGGCCAACGAGCAAAACTTTGTGTTTTGCCATGTATCATCGCTCGATGGCTTTGAGGAGGCTCTGAATCAAATGCAAAACGCTTCCGCTTTGGTGTGTATCTGCGACGAGTCTAACGGTTATACGGAGCTTAATAACAGCCCCCACACTCGCCGAATTAAAACCGTATTCCTGGCGCAACGCCATCAGATCGATAACATGATCGCCCGAGGCGAAGCTATGGAAACGCTCCGCGAGCTGTTCCGCCAATTTATGACGGCTCTTATCCCGGAGCGCACCCGAAAGCAGGAGAATAATATTTACATCGATTCGCAAATATCGTTCACCGAAATTGACCGATATTTTTTCAACGGCGCCGCTTGCGCGTTCTTCCAAATCGCCGTCGATATTTTCACTGACCTGAGGTTTAATGCGGAGGAGTGGTATGGCGACTAATATCAATTCTTTCGAGGCGCGCGAAACTCGCCGTAAGTATGTCAATGCTTTCAACCACACTATGGTAAAAATCTGGCAGGAGCAGATTGTGAAACTCAATGTTATCCGTACCGGCCTCCTCTATAGGTCGGTTCTGGGTACGTTCCAATCTTCCGATGCAGATTATATCGACATCACTCTGGGCCAACAGTTCCGCACTTACGGCCTCTTTGTGGACTATGGTACGGGTAGCAATACGCCACGTGGAAACTCAGGCGACCTCGGCGCAGGGTTCACTAATCGTCGCAAACGCAAACGCTGGTTCTCTAAGAAGTATTACGCCTCCGTGATGAATATTCGCGACTTCTACGCTGACATTATCGGCAAAGAAGCCGCTCTGGCCGTTTCTAACGCTCTCAATCCCGACAATATGCGGAAGTCGGTAACTACTCCGTAACGTCTTTTCAAATGATAGACTTTTGAACTACCTTAGCTCAAAATTAAAGTTATGAACGTTTCCTCTCTCACCAAACAAATATCTGCTTTCCGCTCGATCACGCAGAAAAGCTCTATCTCTCCCGAATCCCTGGGAACTCTGCTCCAGGGTATCGTTGACCGCGTGGGTGACGCGGCGGAAAATCCCGACGTGGAAGATGTACGCGATCTTAAAGCCGCTATCGACGAAATAGCCAAAATTACAGACGAATGCGCTAAGCATGACGCCCAATTTTGCTATTACGGTACTGTAAACGCTTCCGGCAAAATCACCACTAACGCTGAATCCGAACTCACGGACTCGGCTAAAAAATATACCCGCACCGGATTGTTACCGCTCTTCCGCGACAAAGATATAATCACGAACGTTTCGGGCTGCTGGTCAGAGGCGGATGATAACGCAGAAGCTCTCGCTACCGACTTGTGGCCGGTCGCTTTTTTCGACGCCAATCAGAATTTTATCTCGGGTCTGCATCGCCCGACGACAGACCAAAACGATTGGACGGTCAGCACGAAAGATTTCCCGCAAACGGCAAAATATTTCATGTTGTCGAATTATGCAACGCGCCAACCTTCGCCGTGTTATTTCCACGCTACGCAGGAAAATCTGGCTGATAAACTCAGCGAAACCATTTACAACCTGTCTCAAACCTCGTCAAGCGCAACAAACGCTAACCAAAAGGCTGAGGCAGCAAGCTCTGCCGTAGTCGCTGCCGCTACCACGGCTAACTCAGCCGACTCTACTGCTAACTCAGCCCTGAATCAGGCCAAAGCTAACTCGGCTATAATCGAAACGCTTCAAAACCGCGTTTATGAACTCGGCCATTTCGATACTTGGAATGAAATGAATAACGCTACCATTGGCAACGGCCTGTGTGCTCGCTCCGATATCTCCATCTTCCATGCTACGTGGACTGATGGCTCGGGCACATCTGATATGCTGCTGCTGCAAACTGTAAACGCCTATGACCAAGCTATGCAAATAGAAATCGTGGCCGACGCAATCTATTATCGCTTTATCAAAAGCGCAAGCTCTACTTCGCCCACGGTTTCCGCTTGGGTGAACTTCCGCCAATATCTGCTCAATTTCTCCGATAGCGGTGTGCTCACGCTCAAAGATGGCGCAGGGAATCAAATATCCTCGGTATCAGGTATCGCTACCGCTAACGACGTGACTTCCGCGAAAGAAACTCTTGAAAACTCTATATCTGACGTTCAAAACTCAATCGATGAGGCCGCTGTGATCTGCGAGTTTGACGGCATTGTCGATGACATAGGAAGCCGCGCTGTTTACAGCTCGGGGGGCCTCGACATTGACAGCGGAATGGGCGGCGTCTATTACGTCAAAAGTAAATCTACTTTTGCCGGACTTACTGATGACTACTGGAGCGAGTATTGGGTCACGGCCCAAACTCTCAAAGTTTGCTCACGCATCATGAACAATACAAAGAAGAAACTCTTCTTTTGCGACAGCAAACTCTACCGCATTACGGATGACGGCCCGGTAGCTGTAAATGAGGGCACTATCAACGAACTCAAAAATTATATCATTAGTCATGAAGAGAGATTAGCGAAGCTCGAATCTTCTTAATACTCTTCATTATGAAACGCTTAACTCTTCAATTAATCCTCGCCGTCGTGCTTATCGCCCTCGGCTGCGCCCTGATTATTGCCGGGTTTATCGTGCCTCCTCTTGGCGAAATCCACGGCTCTGTGCTCGTTGCTTTCGGTGAAATCTTAACTTTTGCAGGTGCCCTCTTAGGCGTCGACTACCATTACAAATTCAAATATGAGAAAGATCGATGAAATCATAATCCACTGCTCCGCGACCCCGGAAGGCCGCGACGTCTCGGCCAAGGAAATTGACCGCTGGCACCGCGAACGTGGTTTTCGCTGTATCGGCTACCACTTCGTGATTCGCCTCGACGGTACCGTGGAAACGGGCCGTAAGGTCTCCGAAATGGGCGCTCACTGCTACGGCCGGAATTATCACTCTATCGGGGTGTGTTACATTGGCGGCTATGATAAAAACGGTAACGCCGCTGATACACGGACCGACGCCCAAAAAACTGCTCTTCTCGAACTTCTGAAAAAGCTCGTCTCCGAATATCGCCCGGTGCAAATCGTCGGTCATAACCGCTACGCTTATAAGGATTGCCCGTGTTTCGACGCTTTCAAAGAATACAATCACTTATGCTCCGACATCTAACTATCGTCCTCTGCGCCGCAGTCGCTATTTTCTTAGCTTCCTGCGCCGCCTGCAAGAAACAATCATCGACGTATTCTTACGCCGAATCTACTTCCACGGCAGCAACCTCACAAGAGGCCGCTGCCGTGGAAATATCCGACTCCGATACCAATTTCTTTTCAATGTGTTGTGATTCGATAGTTTACAAGGTTATTTACTCATCATCTTCGGGTGATTCTATCCCCTTTATCCGTGCACCTACTGTCTCTGAACTTCGTCTCTACTCTCCTCAACTTATTAAGTCTCGCTCGGAGTATTTGAATATTTCCGCGGCCGGAAGCCGCTCTGACTCTTTACAGACTGTAACTTCTAATTTGG